TTAAATGTTCCTATCTCAAGATTAGATCCAGAAACAGGATTCTCTCTTGGAAGAGCATCAGAGATCAGTAGAGACGAGTTAAAGTTCTCAAGATTTATCGATAGACTTAGAACAAAATTTGCTACACAATTGTTTAATTATGCACTTGAAAAGCAACTTGTGTTGAAAAATGTTATGACTATCGAAGAGTTTGATGAGATTAAGAATCTAATCAAATATGACTTCCAGAAAGATAATCACTTCACAGAAATGAAGGATGCAGAGATTTATAGAGAAAGAATCCAGACCATGAGAGATATGGATGAGTATGTTGGAAGATATTACTCACAAGAATGGGTTAGAAAGAATGTTCTGTATCAATCAGATGAAGATATTGAAGAAATTAACAAGCAAATTGAAGCTGAAGGTGGTGAAGAAGACATGCCTCAGGATGATGAGCAATAAATATATTATAGGAGCAAATTATGGCAGAAGATGATACACAAACAAGAATTATGAACTACGCATTCAATGATCAACCACTCAAATTTAAGAGTGCCTTTAATGATGCAATGCAAAGCAAACTTAAAGATATTTTTTCTGATAAATATTCAGAGGTAGCTAATAAAGTTTTTAATCAACATAATGTTGTCTTTGATGATAGTCTTGGCTTAGAAATGACAGATGATGACTCTGGTGAGGATGTTAGTGTAGATGATGTTGACGTTGAAATGCAAGCCGATGACGAAGATATCACAGTAGAAGATGACACAGATGTTGACGATTCAGAAGATTTAGAAGAACCAGAAGAACAGGAACTGGAGCAAGAAAACGATGAAGACGTTCAAACAGATAATAGCTGAGGTTGAAGAGCCAAAATCAGCTAGCGAAAAAGCATTCAAGGATAAGCATGTCATCCAGAAGACTGACGATGTTGCTGGTAACGATGATGCTGTCTATAAAGGATCAAAAGTAAAAAAAGATAAATCAAAAAAGTCTGGCCACGAAGGAAACGAAGACGAAAAGGTTTATGAGGAAGTCGAAGAAGACGACATGACCGAGGGTCGCCGTCCAAAAGCTAAGGACGGTGAAGAGGAAGGCGGGGAGCATATTGCAATGCAGTTACGCAAGTCAATCAGTATGCGCGGTCAGAAAGCAGTTCGTTTCAACGATGGTAAAGAAGTCAAAGTCTCTATGAGAGACGCTGATAAGTTTTTCAAGAAATTTAATCAACTAAGAATGGCTAAAGACAAAATAAAAATGACACGTGATGCTGCAAAAAGTCACAGTCACTTCAAAAAGATCGTTGATGAGGATATTGAAAGACGTGCTGATGTAAAAATGGTTAAAGTCAGAACTCCTGATGGTAAAACTGTTATGAGGAAGCAACGTCCTGAAATAAAAATTGGTGAGGATGAAGTAAAAGAATTATCAACAAAAACTCTGGGAAGCTATATTAGTAAAGCATCTGATGCCTCTAAGCATAGAGGACTTCCAACACGTAAAGTTGATAATAGATATTCAGGTGTTGCAAGAGCATCAAAAAAGCTCGATCAAAGAGAGTCTGTTGAAGGCGTTGATCATGGCTATGATCAACTCGAGCCTATCTATGAAGTAAGGATGCCTCCATTTAAAGAAGTAATGAAGGTTATTGGTCACACAAAAAATGCTGTAGAAGGTAGAGCAGCATTAAAAAAGAAGTATGGTGTGACAGATAAACAAGCAGATGAAATTATTATGAAAACATTTAACTNNAAAAGAAAAAGCGAGAGGAGATTGCTCAGGCTATTCAACGTGACAATCCAGATATGCCAATGGATAAAAAGATGGCAATAGCTACAGCCACTGCAAAGAGAGTTGCAGAAGAAACACTATATGAAGCTGATGCTATTACTACATTACAAAAAGCTGCTAAAAGCTCACGTCCAATGAGAATTAAGTTTGATTCAGGTACATCTGAGAATCTTGATAAANNGCTTCTCGATGTGCACAAAAAGCTAAATAGTAGTAATAAAAAAAGATTCGAACAAAATCTATTTAAATCATCACTTGATTTTATGAAGATGGTAGATTTTGCTGTCAAGAAAGCGGGATAAGCTATGAAACTTATTACAGAAGTTAGCGAACAGATTAACTATATTTCTGAAGCTAAAGAAGACGGAAAAAAAGATTATTACATTGAGGGTGTCTTTATGCAAGGCAACCTGAAGAATCGTAATGGTCGTATGTATCCTGTGGAAGTTTTAGAAAAAGAAGTTAACCGCTACAATAAAGAATACATTCAAAAGAATCGCGCCTATGGAGAATTAGGTCACCCAGCTGGTCCAACAATCAATCTGGATCGCGTCTCTCATATGATTAAAGAACTTAAAAGAGAAGGTGATAACTTTGTAGGTAAAGCAAAGATTATGGAAACTCCAATGGGCAACATTGTGAAGAATCTAATGAATGAGGGTGCCACACTTGGTGTGTCTTCTAGAGGAATGGGATCACTTAAGCCTGCTAAAGACGGCGTTCAGCAAGTACAGAGTGATTTCTATTTGGCTACTGCAGCTGATATCGTAGCCGATCCTTCTGCTCCAGATGCCTTTGTGAATGGTATCATGGAAGGAGTTGAGTGGGTATGGGATAATGGTGTCCTAAAGGCTCAAGAAATTGAGGCTATGAAAAACCATGTTGAAGAATCAGTTTCAAAGAAGGATTTAGAAGCAGCAAAGCTCAGAATCTTTGAAAATTTCATCAGAAAACTTTAAAATACTAAATAATATAGAAATTATCTCTAAAGGAGTGTAAAAATGTCTGATCAAGAACTAAACAACATCGCCGAAGAAGATGTTCAGTTGGACGAGTTCAAAGCAGACCATACTGATGTTCAAGGTAAAGGTGCAGAAGTACCTGAGCCAGTATCTAAAGGTTCTGCAAAGCGTGCCGCTGACAAAGATCAAGGCGATAAAAAACCAGCTAAACTTCCAGGTACACGTCTTGGCATGATTAATGCTATGATGAATACTATGGCTGGTATGAACAAATCATCTCTTCAGTCAATGTACGACAAGATGGTTGACAATTCAGCTAAGAACATGGCTTCTATCAAAAGCAAGGCAATGAAAGAAGACATCGACGAGTTGTTTGACGGCCAGGAAGGTCTTTCTGAGGACTTCATAGATAAAGCATCAACACTGTTTGAAGCAGCTGTAGGTGCAAGACTTGAAGAAGAAAGAGTACGTCTTGAAGAAGAGTATGCAGCCAAATACGAAGTTGACATTTCAGAAGCCAAAGAAGAAATGAATGCGAAAGCAGATGAGTATCTTTCATATGTTGCTGAAGAGTGGATGAAAGAAAACGAAGTTGCTATCGAATCTGGCTTCCGTACAGAAATTGCTGAGTCCTTCATGGAAGGCCTCAAGACATTGTTTGCTGAGCACTATATCGATGTTCCAGATGAGAAACTAGATGTAGTTGATGACCTCAACAAAAAGTCTGAAGATCTTGAAGCAAAGTTGGAAGAAGAAATGGTTAAGTCCATGGAACTTTCAAAAGAGCTTGAAGAATCAAAAAAGAATCAGATCTTTGCTGCCATGAGTGAAGATTTGACTGTTGCCCAGAGAGAGAAATTTACAGCTCTGTCATCTGGCATTTCTTATGATAGCCTAGAAGAGTTCGAAGAGAAGCTAGGCGTTGTCTATGAGAATTACTTTGCTGAAAAGAAAACTGTCACTGAAGATAATTCTTACGACGAAGAAATTGAGACTGACAATGACGAACCTACGACTGTTGATCCAACAGTTGCTCGTTACTTGGACGCCATTTCAAGAACTACTAAAAAATAAATAATAGTGCAAGCATTTAATAAGGAGACTCTAAAAATGCAAAGTCTAAATGAATCAATTCAAGGCAAGTGGCAGCCAGTTCTTGAGCATCCTGATCTTCCAGCTATCGGTGATTCTCATAAAAGAGCTGTGACTGCTCAACTGTTAGAAAACACAGAGAAAGCTCTGGCAGAGGCACGTGGTTTTAATCCAGGCCAAGGTCTTCTTGCTGAAGCTTCTCCAACAAACGCAATGGGCGCTTCTAGCTCATCTGCAGGTGACGGAAACGTAGACATCTACGATCCCGTTCTTATCTCACTCGTACGTCGTGCGATGCCAAACCTGGTAGCATATGACATTTGCGGTGTGCAGCCAATGACTGGTCCAACAGGACTGATCTTTGCAATGCGTGCCCGTTATAGCTCACAGACAGGTGATGAAGCATTGTACAACGAAGCAAACACTAGCTTTGCTGTTGATAAAGCTACTGATCTCGATGGTGATACATTGGGAGCAGGTCACGAAGGTACAGGTCCAGTAAATCAGCTGGGTGAACTTGGTACAGGTGGTTCTGCTAACGGTTATAACTTCGAATCAGCAATGTCAACTGCAGAAGCTGAGCGTTTGGGCGACGGTGCTGCAAACCAATTCCCAGAGATGGCTTTCTCAATTGAGAAAGTTGCTGTGACAGCTAAGTCACGGGCTCTGAAAGCTGAGTACACAATGGAACTGGCTCAGGATCTTAAAGCTATCCATGGTCTGGATGCTGAGACTGAGTTGTCAAACATTCTGTCCTCAGAAATTCTTGCAGAAATTAACCGCGAAGTTGTTCGTTCAATCAATGTAACTGCTAAGCCAGGTGCACAAACAGACACAACTACAGTCGGCATCTTTGATCTGGATACAGATTCAAACGGTCGTTGGTCAGTTGAAAAGTTCAAGGGTCTGATGTTCCAGCTTGAGCGCGATGCTAACCAGATTGCAAAAGACACTCGTAGAGGAAAGGGTAACATCATCCTTTGTTCTTCAGACGTTGCTTCTGCTCTGCAAATGGCTGGTGTGCTTGACTACGCTCCTGCTCTTAACTCTAACAACCTGAACCCAGATGACACAGGCAACACATTTGCAGGTGTACTGAACGGTCGCTTTAGAGTGTACATTGATCCTTACACAACAACCAACTATGCAACAGTGGGTTACAAAGGTACATCAGCATTTGATGCAGGTATGTACTACTGCCCATATGTACCACTACAGATGGTACGTGCGGTTGGTGAGGATACATTCCAGCCAAAGATTGGATTTAAGACTCGCTACGGAATGCAGTCAAACCCATTCGCAGGCGGAACAGCCGCATCAGTAGATGGTATTGGTGGAATGAACCAAAACTCATACTATCGTCGGATTATCGTAAACAACATCATGTAATAACGATAAGAAACAAAAGCATAAATACTGGGGCAGCACTTAGCTGCCCCTTTTTTGTTGGAGAAATGTATGAGTGTTTTAGACAATCAACCTACTAATAGAAATTTTCTATCTCAACTAGGATTCAAGTTTCAGATCAAGAAACTTCCTAACACAAATTACTTTGTTCAATCTGTTAATCTTCCAGCAATAACATTGGGAGAATCTGGTGAAGATAATCCTTTTGTTAGAATTCCTGTACCAGGTGATCACTTAGTATACAGTGATCTTATTCTACAGTTCAGAGTTGATGAGGACTTTCAAAACTATCTTGAATTGCACAACTGGTTGACTGGTCTAGGTTTTCCAGAAGGTTTTACTCAGTATAAAACATTAGAAGACCAAGCACTCAAAGAGCAAGGATCTGGAGGAGGAATCTATTCAGATGGATCTCTAATCATCTTAGATAGTGCTATGAATCCAAACATTCAAATTGATTTCCAAGACATGTACATCACAAGTTTGACTGATTTAGAATTTTCTTCTATTTCAACAGATGTAGATTATGTTGTTTGTACTGCAGGGTTCAGGTATAAGATATATAAAATTACCCAGTTGTAATTTGTACAATAATGATGTAGAATATGAAGTATTGATTTTAACGTGAGTGTGATATGAAACTTGAAGACATATATGATAATTGGACAGAAGATAGTAAGCTAGACAGAACAGACATAAGTTCTGAGAGTATCAAGATTCCTCAGCTACACGCAAAGTATTTTAAGTTTTTTTCTGATGAAAGACTCAGAATGAAGCAGTATGACCAACAATATAAGATCCTCTACAAACAGAAGTTTGAATACTATATGGGAACAATGGATATAGAGGAAATGAATGAGCTGGGTTGGGAACCTCAACCACTCAAGATCCTAAAGCAAGATATGCCCGTCTACATTGATGCAGACGAAGACATCATAAATCTTAATCTGAAGATTGCTCTACAGAAAGAAAAGATTGATGTATTAGAGAATATTATTCGTATGATTAATAACCGAGGATTCCAGCTCAAAAATGTCATTGATTGGGAAAGGTTTAAATCAGGACAGTGAGCGACAAACTTATTATCACAAAACCTAATGACGTACACATTAGGATTGAATGTGATCCTCATATCTCTCAAGAACTCAGTGAATATTTTACTTTTGAAGTTCCTGGTGCAAGGTTTATGCCAGCAGTACGTAACAAGTACTGGGATGGAAAGATTAGANNGATCTATGCTGGTCTCGAGTTCTACATTACTAGATTTGCCAAAGAACGTGGATATGAAGTAGAAATACAATATGATAATTCACTTCAGAACTTTTCGTTAAAAGAAGCTAAGGAATTTACTGATACGTTAGATCTTCCATTTGAGCCAAGAGATTATCAGCTCGAGGCTTTTGCTCATGCTGTTAGATATAAAAGAGGACTACTACTTTCACCAACAGCATCTGGTAAATCACTCATTATCTATATTCTTGCAAGATATTGGTTACAAAGATTGACAGATGGACTTAGATATCCAAAGAGAGGTAGAGTACTGATTGTTGTTCCAACAACTTCGCTTGTAGAACAGATGGCGGGTGATCTGGTTCAGTATGGCCAAGGTGCAAAAGGAATTCACAAAATATATTCTGGTAAAGATAAGAACTCGGATGCAGCTATATTCATATCTACATGGCAATCAATATATAAACTACCAAGAGAATGGTTTGAACAGTTTGGTCTAGTTGTTGGTGACGAGGCTCATCTATTCAAATCTAAATCTCTTAGCACATTAATGGAAAAGACTATTGACTGTAAGTATAAGTTTGGTACAACAGGGACACTAGATGGTACACAAACACACAAGTTGGTCCTTGAAGGATTATTTGGTCCAGTAAAGAAAGTTACAACTACAAAAGAACTTATGGATGAAAAACATCTTGCAGAGTTCAAAATAAAATGTATACTGCTAGAATATGCTGATGAGCTAAGAAAGATACATAGCTATGATACCTATCACGATGAGATGGACTTCCTAGTTAACCATGAAAAAAGAAATAAGTTTATAGAAAATCTTAGCTTATCATTGGAAGGAAATACATTATTATTGTTTCAATTCGTTGAAAAACATGGAAAGATATTATATAATAATATAAGATCGGCCGATTTAGATAGAAAAGTATTTTTTGTACATGGAGGAGTTGACAGTGAAATCAGAGACCAGATTAGGGGAATTGTTGAAAAGGAAGAAAGGGCCATTATCATCGCCTCATATGGTACTTTCAGTACTGGTATCAATATACGTAATCTTCATAATATCATTTTTGCTTCTCCATCCAAGTCTCGTATTCGGAACCTTCAATCAATAGGTAGAGGTTTACGTAAGAGTGATAAGAAAGCAATGGCTACATTATTTGATATTGCAGATGATTTAAAATGGAAGAAAAAGTACAACCACACATTGAAACATTTTGCAGTAAGATTGAAGACATATGATGACGAACAATTTACATACAAAATCTATAAGGTAAAGCTATGACAACAAACTACTGTATTCTAAAAGTAGAAGGCGGGGAAGAACTCATTGGTAGATATATCAATGATGATGAACACAATTATTATATAGATGATGTGATGAAATGTGAAATGAATCAGACACATGCTGGAACAATTGTTGCTGTGTCTCGTTGGATGCCATTCAGTGATGATAAGATTATTGCAATAAAAAAAGATAA